GTAATCCCTTGCTCTTCGAGTGTAGGGAAAAATACATCATTGTAGAACTTTAAGAAATAATCATGAAAGAGTTTGGAATTCTTTCGTGCTCCAAAGTGTTGGTCTGTAATAATTGCTACTTTCATTCAATAGCGAAGTTTAGAGTGAACGTTATCCTTAATACTATTGTAATCGCTATAGTTGCTTCCGTCAAGGCTATTGTCATCAAACACTTCAGAGAATCCAGAACGCTCAAGGATTTTGTTTTTGATTTCTAACTGACGCTTCTCTCTTTGGATACGACGAAGGAATGCGTAGTGAATGATTTGAGTAAAGTATGCAAAAGGATTTTGTGACTTCTCAGGATTAAAGTTATGAATATACTGAACGCAATTCTCGATACCGTCAGAAATCATGTCCTCTTTGAACATGTAGTTGACAAAATTTGGTTTAAATGATAGATGATTGGCAATCTTCAAGAAGCACTCCCCAATGTAGCGAGGAATGGGAGGCTTTGGTTTTCCTTGAATTAATGCAATCTCTTTATCTTCACGATACTTAATCAGTGCAGCAAGAAACTCTTTATTGTTAACATAATGCTCTGACCTCTTTCTTTTGGTCATGACTGCTGTGGTTATCATAAGTTTTTATCATTATTATGTAGAGATTATAACACTTTCGAATATAGTTGACAAGGTATCTAAAAGTTGGTACAATAACCCTTGTCCGGGTTGATAAGATAAGGCTTAGCTATTCTTATAAAGCTTCTCTAGAATCTCTTTAGCATCATTAACATTTGATATGTAACCCATTCTACGATTAATCTTTGATTGCTTCGAAGATTCTTTATTTGCCTGACGTATATAAGATTGATACATCATAATCATTTCAATATCAGAAGATTCGGAAAGAGTAAGCACATCTTCTAGATTGATTATAAACATATCTTCTTTGGTTGTTTTTAACCAGGGTTCTAATTTATATCCAACAACATTTGTCCTACTCTTTATTTCACAAATAGTAATTGGATTTGAAATAATTAGAATGGTTCTATCTTCTTCCTCAGAAGCTGCAACCTTGGCAAATATCTCTTCTCCACTTTTTAATTTTATAGTGGCATAAAAGTCTTCTTCAATTCCCATTTTTCTTAAGTTGTACGGTGATTATTTCATAGTTAAAATTTTCTTCATTATAGATTTTAATTCTTTCGATAAGATGATTTAGAGTATAATTTTTTTTAGAATTTGAAGTGCAGTCATCTGCAATATCATAAAGTGTTGCTTTTACTTTATTTTTTCCTTTTCTAAGAACTCGTCCAATGCTTTGGAGATTTCTGATTCTTGATTTGCTTGGTGAGGCGAAGATAACATTATGGAGATTTTTAATATTGATACCTGTAGAAAAAGTTCCATAGGAAGCAACAATAATTGCATTGTTTTCTCTTTCTGTTATTTCCCTAACCAATTCTCTTTCTTCAGTATCAACTCCACCGTGAATAAAAAATACTTTTCTATCACTTCGCTTATTGCTATTTATCTTCTCATAAAGAATAGCACCATGAGTTTCCACTCTTGAAAATAGAACAAGACTATTTCCTTTCATATCCAAAGAAAGATTTGTAATAAACTTATTTCTTTGTTCGTGAGAAATTAGATATTGAATTTCATCCTCATAAGTTTCGAATTTTTGAGGAGAATGTTTCAATACTATGCACTGAATATCTAATTGAGAAAGATGACCTTGTTTCATCAATTCATCAGTTCTTGTCACCTTATAAGAAGGGCCAAACAATCCCTCTAGAACCCATTTGTGAGTTTGAGTTCCGTCTAGAGTTCCTGTAAATCCAAATCTATATTTTGCATGATGAAGTTTAGTCATAATTTCAATAAGTGACTTACTCTTGAAAAGATGAGCTTCATCTCCTATAATTACTTCATACTCCTCAAAAAATGAACGTTCAAGTTTATAAACTGATTGCCATGTAGTAATTGTTACTGGATGCTCGTTTGTTTTTTCTCTACCCGAATAGATACGGTGACAATATGAATCAGCATCCCAACCATAGTCTTGGAAATCCTTGTACATCTGCTCTACAAGGGATGTCGTTGGAACAACTAGAAGAATTTTTTTCCCTTTATCTACATAATACCTTACAAGGGAATAAATCATTAAGGATTTACCTGAGGCTGTGGGTGATATCAATAATTTTCTATTATGCCTTAGAGCACCGTATACTCCCTCTATTTGATACTCTCTCGGAGAATGAGAACAAATAGATTTCATATAATCCTTTACTCCTTCGTATGAAATACCTTCATTGACTTCAAAAGGCATTCCATAGAATTTATTCTCTTTAAACTCATACGTATACTTATGGAGAGATAGTTTATCAACAATTTTATCCAACAGACCAGTATAGATCTCTCCAGTATGAGTGCTTAACAGACGAATCTTGCCGTCCCAATGTCTGCTTCTGTACTGGGACATAAATTTTGCAGATTCAACCTCAAAAGTAAAGTATGGTTGAAGTTCATATAAAATGTGAGGTTCGCAATTTAGTTTGATGCAAACCTCATTTTTCTTTTCGATAATTACGTCACTCATAGCATCATAATTGCTATGAGTATTTATTTACCCTAGTCCAGACTGAAAACGTATAAATTCTATTGCATTTTTAATCTGATAAGTTCTATTCTGAATCATTTTCAAAATACTTTCAATGTATGTAAGCATAGTATCGTAGTAGTCTATCTTTAAGCATACGGTAGAAAGACTTTCATCTGCATCAAGATATTTTTGCATCGTATCTTTATCGCGAATCTTTTTGGGAAAGGGATTTTCTACATATACCTCTGGGTCAGATTTTCCTGAATAATACTCATATCTTTCATGACGAATATTTCTTTTTTGTTGCTCTGCTTTTTTTCTTAAAAGAAATATTGTATTATAAAGTTCAAAGTATTTTGCATGAAGACCTGGGATGTTTGTTGATTCTGTATGAAGATTATCCATATCAATTTTGGAATCTTGCTCCCACATCTTTTGAATCATATCAAGATCAAAACTCATAATAGGTTTCCTTGCAAATCTCTTATATTGTAGATAGTATACTTGAAACTTACGTCAGCCGTAAAGTACTGAATATCGGTATTTGTTGCATCAAACATTATTGTCGATAATGAATATGGAAATAAATCTTGGAAAGTTACTTCAAAATTTGGAATTTGGCTGCTTGTTAGTATTTGTAGAGTTCCATCAGAATAGATATTCTGCCTGTCCTTCACATAGTTTCCTTGAATCAATCCAGATTCCTGAAGTTCTGCAAACTGTTCTAATCTTTCTGGAAATCCAAGACCACGGATCCAATTTTGTATTTCCATATAATTTTTGAGGTCTTCATCAACCAAAAACCTTAAACTCAAGTCTCCAAATTCTATAATATCGCCTGGAGTTGGCAGTGCCTTTAAGTACGATGGTTGATTTACCACACCAAGATTTAATTCTGGTATATTTGCCTGATTGCAGAAAAAAGCAACTTGTGGGGTTCTAGTTAGAGTGAATTTAAATCCAGTAGGAGATAAAAAATTCCTATTATCAATCTGAGCTCTAGTCATCTTTTTTTAAATATTTAGATAAAAAAAGAGGGTCCGAAGACCCTCTTGGAATTTATGTGAAATGGATCACATAAGGTTCTTAACAGCAACTCTACGATAGTAGCGGTTGGTGTTAACATTGAGTCTACCCTCACCTCTGGTGAGACCCTCAGAGAATGGGTTAGCAACAAGACCATAACGGGTCTTAAAGCCAATCTTAGGCTGGAAGGTGTCTTCGCCAACGGCACGTACCATCTGGAGAGGTACATAGGGGCAATAGAACAGACCTGCATCATAAGGTGAAGAACCCTTATAACCAACAACGTAGTACTGGTTACCAGGAGTTGCATTACCTGCAGTCAGGTTAGCCGAATATGGGTCAATGTATACGCGGAACTTGCCCATCAGAGTACCAGCAAAGGTGTTGCCAGTATCATCAACGTTCAGGTTAGCGTTCAGTGCAGGGGTGTAGTCGAGAACACCAGCCATGGTTAGTGCTGAAGCAACGTCAGCAGAACACATGATGATGTTGCCCTTTCCGCGACGAGTTCTTTGTGCGATTGCGTTAGCATCACGCTCGATTTGGAACAGAAGACCCTTGAACTTCTCAACAGACCAACGACCGTTTGAATCAACGTCGAGGTCGAATACGCCAGCGGTAGCAACGTTTTGTGCTGCACCCTTTTCAGCGGTCATGTAGATGGTACGAATAACTTCGCGGTTGATTTCAGCAAGAATCTCAGTTGAGAGAATGTTTGCTAATTCCGCTTCAGCATTCAGACCGTGGATTGCCTTAAGGTCTTGAGCGAGCTCGAGTGAGTACTCAGCCTTTAGAGCGCGTGACTTTGCAGTAACAGTGACTTTCTCAATCGAGAATGCCATCTGGTTGAACTGGTTGCCTGCAGCATCGCCAAGTGCTTCCGAATCGCCAGTTGGCATACCCTGACCGACGTTATAATCGGTAGCAGCAACTGAAGCAGCGTTCAGAAGAGCTGGGTTGCTACCAGACTGTGCGGTAGTACCAATACCAGAACCTACTTGCGAATGAGCGCCAGTAAGAGTGGTATCGAAACCTGAGTCTGTACCAGAGAAAGCAGTATCTACTTCATTATAGAATGCTTCTGTACCAGTTTGATTGGTGTAACGTGAACGCATTGCGAAGATGAGTCCAGTAGGACCGCTCATTGGTTGAACGCCAGCGAGGTCATATGCGACCAGGTTAGGCATTGAACGACGAATGAGTGAAATCAGAACTGGATCAAAACCAGCAACGCTTTGGCTACCACCACTACCAAAAGCGCCGCTAGCGCCAGCGGCATTGCCACTGTTGGTTGGTGATTCCATGAGCATACTCATGGAGCCATTGTCGAAAGCAGATTGC